TCATCGGCCATACCCCCCGTCGCGGCGGAGGTCTTCCAGCTTTTCCTCGATGCGGAGCAGCTGTTCGCTCAGCCGCTGGTCCACGTCGCGGATGAGCGAGAGGGGCACATAGGTCCGCGCCACCTCCAGCTTGAATTCGGTCAGTTCCTGGCGGGTGCGGGCCAGGCCGTCCATCTCGCGCCGGTCGCCATGCTCGATCCGGCGGTCGAGGTCGCGCTTGATGCCAAGGACCAGCCACAGCAGCAGGACCGAGACCGGCGCCTCGGCCAGGCGAAGCAGCATGTGCGGCTCCAGTTCGAGGATGTTCATGACATCTCCTTGCGGTGGGCGCGGGGCCGCCCCACAACGGGGCTTGCCCCGGAGAGGGGGGGTATGGAGGGGCGATGTGGAACGAGCCGTATCTCGAGACCTGCTGCCGCTCGGCACTGCACCGGCTGACGCTGGTGCGGCAGCATGGCCGCCCGCCCGGCCTGGCGGACGAACCCTGCCTACGGCGGCTTTCGACGATGGGCCTGGCGGAGCTGGGGCCTGACGGGCGCTTCGCGATCACGCCCGCGGGGCGGGAGCGCCATGCGGCGGAAATCTTGAAAAAGGCACCGGCTTAACCCCGCCAGCTCGGCCCGCGGGGCTGGGGCGGCAGGGCCGGCATCCGCACCGGCTCGGCCAGGATGGCGCCGGCCACGGCGTCCAGCGCGTCGTCCCGGGCGCCCTTCGCGTCCGGACGCCATTCCGCCATCTCGCGCGCGAAGGCCGAGGTCATCACGCCCTCATGCGCGTAGAGGCGGCGGGCGGCCAGCAACGGGTCGAAGGCGGCGAGGATGCGCTCGGCCTTGGGGCGGTGGCTGGCGTGTTCCAGCACCTGGCAGGCGGCGCCGGCGCGCGCCATCTCGCGCTTGAGCAGGGCGGGCAGGAAGCGGCCCAGCCCGTTGGTCTCGACGCGCACCACGGGCAGGTGCAGGTCCCGCGCCAGGGCCGCCACCTGGCGGCATTGCTGCGTGGCGGGGTCGTCGGCGGCATCGGCGCGCTGCGTGATCCACTCCACGCGATGGATGAAGTGGTGGTTCTCCCCATCCATGTAGGTGGCCGCGAGAACGGAGCCGTCGCCGCCTTTCTCCCGCCCGAAGGCCGGGTCCCAGAAGCCGCCACCCGACACCAGGCGCCGCCCGAGCAGCCAGAGCTGCGGGCGGCCCTGCGCCTCGTTGTATTCGGTGTTCTCCGCGTAGCGCAGCAGCAGCGCGGGATCGAGCCGCGCGGCCGCGGCGGGCACGGGTTGCAGCAGCATCTGCCGGGCGAAGTGCATGGGCCCCACGCGCCGGCGGATGGCCGCGATGGCGGGTTCGGCGAAGCGCTCGGGCCAGGCGCTGCGGCCCTCGGCGTCCAGGATGGGCACCTCCAGCCGCGCATAGCCGCGCAGGAAGTCGTCGCCGGGGCGATAGAGACTCTCCTCCGTATGTGGCGTGCCGACGTAGAGGATGGCGCCGCCTGGCGTCAGGATGAACTCCGTCTCCGCCAGGCGTTCGCGCAGCTCGTGGCGCTTGCCGGGCGTGTCGCAATTGCCCGGCACCTCCACGTCGTCGCAGATGATGAGGTCCGCGCGCGCACCGGTGATGTTGCCCTGCAGGCCCTGCGCGAACATCGAGGGGTCGCGCAGGGCGGAACGCCGGGCCACGGTGAAGCGGTCCGTGGCCCAGGCCTCGCCATCCCCGGGCAGCAGCGGGCGGCAGAGCGGGTGGCGTTCCAGCACGCGCCGCACATGCGCCACCATGCGCGCGGCGAGCGACTGTTCGGCCGCCAGCACCATGATCCGCAGTTCCGGGTTGCGATAGAGCGACCATGCGCAGAGCAGCCCCACCAGCGTGGACTTGCCGCAGCCGCGAAAGGCCATCAGCAGCATGCGGTTCGACGGCTTCTCCTCCAGCCAGAGCAGGATGCGGCGGTGGACCGCGGGCGTCGTCATCCCCTGGGCGCGGTTCCACATCCAGGTGAATTCCAGCAGGTCAGCCGGCTTCTCCATCGCGTGCGGTGTCCTCCCCCGTCTCGCTGTCCTGGTCCATCTGGTGGCGGGCTTCGTGCAGCAGGCTTTCGGTGTCCGCCTCCGTCGTTTCGACGGGCGTGTCGGCGAGCTTGATGATCTGCTCGATATGCGACAGCGCGGTCTTGGCGGCGGCGTGGCGCGCGGCGAAGGCTTTCGCGTCCTCCGGTTCGTCCGGACGGGGGGAGCGGAGGAAGGCCAGGTAATCCGCCGTCACCTCGGCCACCGCATCCTCCAGCCGTACCGGCAGGCTTGGCTTGCGGCGGCGCCTCACGATTTCACCGCGCGCACCCGCACCGTGCCCGCGTTCAGCGTGACGCTGCCGCCGGAGCGGTTCCACATGGTCACCGTCACCACATCCTGCGCGCCGATCTGCGCGAGGAAGACGATGGCGGAGGTGGAGAGGCTGTAGGCCGCCTGCGCGAAATCCCCGGGCCGCGCGCCCGGCACGGGCACGTTCACCTGGGCCGTGCTGCCGGCGGCGAAGGTGGCGCCTTCATAGCCCTGTTCCGCGCGCAGCTCCCGCACGCCATGCGGCAGGCCTGGCAGGCCGTAGAGCAGCGCCGGCGCCTGCGACGGGTCGCAGCACAGGCGCATGGCGCGCACCTCGTAGTCGGCCGCGATACGCGCCACGCCGATGATGGCATAGCCCACCGAGGGTTCGAGGCGCACGACCTGCAGCCGCGTCAGGTTCGCGTCATTCATGTCGGCCGAGCCCTGCCACCACCGCGCGGTGGCGTTCCACGCGAGCGACTGGCCGGAGGCGCGCACCAGCGGCCCAGCCGCATCGGTCAGGAGGTTCATGGAGGCGTCAAAACACTGGATGACGAGGCGCGGGTTGTCACCGTCAACCGCCAGCGCGAATTCCTTGGTGCGCCGCGTGTCCACGACGAAGCCAAGGCCCCGCCCGCCTTGCAGCGTCACGCCCTCCGCCCCCAGCGCATAGGCATCGAGGCCCGGGAAGGCGAATTGCGCGAGCGTGGTCGGCGTGCCGCCGACATTGGAGGAAATGCAGGCCAGGCGGTCGAAGCCCGTCTGTGTGGCGGTCCAGCGATAGGCCGCGGCGCGCAGGCTGGGCACCGAGGCGACCTCCCGCGTGAACTCCCGGTGTGCGGCCGCCTGGTGCAGCGCGCGCACCACGCCGCCGACGCGCGTCGCACCCGGCGCGTAGTCAATGTCCACCTGGTAGGCCTGGCTGGCCCAGGCAACCTCATAGACATGGTCCTGCGCGGAACTGGTGTGGCGGCCCGCGAAGGGCGAGCAGCCCTCCATCCGCATCCCATAGGCCAGCACGGCACGGCTGCTGACCGTCGAGAGGAAGGGCACGCCCAGGATCGGCCGGCTCTCGGCCTGCAGCTCGAAGTTCGGGCCGAAGAAGACATGGCGGTTGTGCGCGACATAGGCGCCCGGCTCGGCCGAGAAGCGCACGCCGAAGCGGTCCTTGTCCGGATGGAGCGAGGAGGCGATGGCGAAATGCCCGCCGAAGTAGCGCACCGAGGTGTTCCACGCCGCCGCCGTGACGGTGTGCGCGTCCAGGCCGATCTTGTTGTTCACGATGCGCCCGAGGAAGAGCTGGCTGTCCTCGAAGCCGCGCTCCACGCCCTGGGTGCGGATGCCGATGGTGAAGCCTTCGACCAGGCGCACCTCCACCGTGCTGGCGTCGAGGTTGCGGATGAGGATGCCGATATCGTCCTCATTCTCCCAGTCGCTGATGGTGGCGCGCAGCACGCGCAGCCCCTCGTAGAGCTTGGTGGCGTTGCGCGTGGCCGCGCCGTCGCCGAGCGTCAGCGCAGGCTGGCCCGAGGGACCGGCGTAGATGATGCTGCCATACATGGTCAGGCCCACGGCGGGGCCAGGCAGCACCAGCGGCATGGTGGTGCGGAAGCTGCCCTCGCCGATGACGAGGTGGCGCGAGGCCGCGGCGGCCGCGTTCATCGCCGCCTGAAGCGCCGGGCCGTCATCGGTCACGCCATCGCCCGTCGCGCCGAAATCGCGCGCGGTGAGCGCCTCGGCCAGCTTGTCCTCCACGCTGCGCGGCACGGCCTGCGGGAAGACGGCGGAGATGGTGCCGGTGCGCGGAAAGGCGGTGACATTGCCCAGCGCGTCGAAGCCCAGCAGGCGGTCGGCGCGGGCGGCGCGCGGCGGCAGGACGAGGCCGGTGGGCGTCTCGTCCAGCGCCACGCGCAGGCCGGAGCCGACCTCGTCTCGTACCTCCTGCAGCCCGGCCACCTGCCGGTCCAGCTCGTCATTGAGCGTGACGGCGCGCAGCAATCCATTGGGCTGGAAGTCGGTCGTGCGCTCGATGGCGATGCGCCGGACAAGAGCGATGCGCGTGCCCGTGGCGGGCGGAGTGGCGAAGACCACCGTGCCGCCCTCCGACGCCCCCGCACCCTGCACCGCGAAGCCCGAGGCAAGGGCGATGCCATCGGCCAGCACGCGAAGGTTCTGCGCGGCGAAGATGGGGAAGGGGTAGGTGAAGGCGGTCTGCACCCCATCCGCCACGTAATGCACGCGCGGCGCGATGTCGCCGATGCGGATATGCTCTGACATGACGTGGCTCCTCAATCGAGCAGGCTGCGGACGGAATTCCCGAAGCTGGGCAAGGCGCGCAGCAGCGAGGAGACCGTGGTCAACGAGCCATCGGGGTTGAGCAGGGACGCGCGGCCCGAGGCGAGCCGCGCGCGGAAGAGTTCATCGCTGTCCCGCTGGCCGGCGGCGGCATCGGCACGCAGCCCCGCCTGCACGGCGGCGGCGGAACCGTCATCCGCGGACAGCCCGCCGGCGGCGAGGCGCGCGCGGGTGGAGGCAAGCGTGCGCGCCAGCCTCTCCCCGCGCAGACGTGCCTCGGCCTGCTGCTGGAGCTGGAGCTGTTCCTGCCGCGCCGCCTCGGCCTGCTGCTGGATCTCCACCTGCGCGCGTTGCTGGGCGCGCGCCTGGGACTGCTGCTGCTGCTGGGCGAAGACGCCGAAGCCGGTCGAGGCGAGGGTCGCGAGGGGGGCAAGGGCGGCCATCAGGCGTTCGTCCTCATGTCGGTGGTGACGGAGAGCAGGGTGAAGGCCAGCGGCGCATCGCCCGTGATGCGCCACAAGGGCCGCAGCGCATCGCGTGACCAGCCGAGGGCCGCGATCCGCGCATCGCCCGTGAAGCGCGGCGGCGGCGCATCGAGCAGCGGCGTGTCGAAGCGGCGGAAGGGCACGGGCCTGGGTCCGCGCCCGAGGTCGAGCTGGAGCGATTGCGTGTCCAGCAGACGGAAGCCCACGCCCACCAGCCGCAGCGGGATGGCCGCGCCGATCGCGTTGCCGAGGTCGGGCGGCAGCGGCTCCACCTCATGCGCGTAGCGCAGGCCGATCTGCACCGAGGCTGCGCCAGGGCTGATGGTGACGGCGCCACCCGAGACCAGCGCATCCTCGCGCGGGGCGCCATCGGCCAGCACGCCTGCCACACGGCCGGAGAGATGGCCAAGCCCGCTCCAGACCGTCAGCGGCACGTTGTTCGCGCCTTCCAGCGCGGCGTCCAGCATCAACGCGTTGTCGAAGCGTTCCAGGCGCAGGCTGCCGTCGCGCTCCACCAGGCAGAAGACGCGGCCTTCCACCTCGGCCACCGCACGGAAGGCGCCCTGGGTTTCCTGTCGCGTCCAGGCCGTTACCTGCTCCGCGCGGAACAAGGTGAGCGTTGCGATCGAGCCATCCTCCATCGCAACGTGCAGCAGGCGGTGCGCCTGGTCATAGGCCATGGCGACGGGTTGCTGGATGAGGTGCGCGGCCACCAGCGCCAGGTCGTTCGCCTGGTAGGCCTGTTGCACGTCGGTATAGGCGAATTCGTGGATGGAGCGGCCGCTGCGCGCGGCGAAGATGGTGCTGCCATCCACATCCACCGGCTGGACGACGCGCGTGGCGCTGCTGCCGATGCGCGTCTGCCGGTTGAGCTGGATGGAGGAGGGCGTCAGCGGATCCCCCGTCACCATCCATTCGCCGCCCGTGGTGAACACCTGCAGGTGGCGACCCGAGAAGACCGCGCGGATGGCGTTCACCTGATCCGACACGAGGCCGAACTCGATGCCCTCGTCGTCCAGGCCGGTGCCGCGGTCGAAGTTGAAGATCTGCCCGGAGCGCGACAGCCACAGACGGTTCGGCAGGTCACGCGAGCCGCCGAGGACCAGCCGGTCCTGGTGGAAGCAGCAGCTGACGGGCCAGCCGCGCACGGGGCTGAAGGCCGCCTCTTCCCAGTCGGCACTGGCATTGGTGTCGGGCAGCGGTTCCGTGGGGTTCCAGCTTGCCTGCAAGGGGCTGGGCACCGCGACCACGGTGCCCGCCTGGCCGCGGAAGCGCAGGGTGGTGCCGACATGTCCCGCCTCGAAGACCGGCGCCGAGGCGGTGAGCGTGACCAGCCCCGAGACGGCGCTCGGCGCCAGCGTGATTGGGGGCGGCGCGAAGCGGTAGCCCGGGATGGCCACCCACTCCCACCCGGAGACGAGCCAGGTGGTGTGGCTGGTGCGTGTGACCCGCTGCGGCGGCATCTCCGGGTGGCAGACGAGCAGCGTGTCGGCCGATTGCGTGAAGCCGAGCTGCGGCAGCATCGCTTCGGTCCAGGGGCCTGTGCCCTGTGCCACCAGCACATCGCCGAGATAGACCTGGAAGGCCTGGTGCAGCAGCACCATCAGGTAGGCCTGCTCGGTGTTGAACTCGAAGGCGACCAGGCGCGCGGGACCGGGCAGCGTGGCAATGTGGCGCAGGCCGGGCCGGCGCGTGATGCCGCCCGTGGGCTGGATGAAGACGTTGCGCAGGCGCTTGGCGCCATTCGCATAGGCGCGCAGGTCGGCGCGGCCCAGCATCTCGGGCGAAAGCTCGCCCGCGGTGAAGTTGGTCTTGACCTGTCGCAGCTCGGCCATGGCGTCACCCCCGCGCCTGGATCAGCGGGAAGCCCTGGATGGCGCGCGGCGTGGCCTGCTGGCTGTCGGCGCGGCGGGCCTGGCGCAGCTCCGCCTCGGCCTGGCCGAACAGCATTTGCGCGCGCGTGGTGCTCTCGGTCAGCGGGATGCAGAACTCGGCCGAGAGGCGCGCGACCAGCGCGGAGGCGAAGAAGCCTGGGAAGGCGCTCTCCGCCGGGCGGAAGATGTAGGTCAGCGTCACCTGCTCCGCGTCGCAATGCAGGCGGTCTTCCAGCAGGCGGTATTCCAGCCCGCGCCCGCTGCCCGGCGCGCCGGCCGAGAGTGCGCGCAGGAAGCCCGTGGGAAGCTGGAAGGCGTATCGGAAATCCGCCGTGGGCGTGGCCGAGAGGCGCGGGAGGGTGGATTGCCCGGTGGCGAAGCTCCAGGGATGGGAGGAGAGCAGCGCGTCGCGCACGCCCTCATAGAGCCCGGCCGCCACCTCGGCCTCGCCCGTGCCTTCGTCGAAGCTGGCGATGGTCTGCGCGCCCAGGCGCAGCAGGGCGCGCGAGCAGAGTTCGAGGGCGGTCAGCGCCATCGCGTGTCACTCCGTTGACGTGGGGGGATTGCTGCCGGCCCGGTGCGGGGCCGGCAGCGGTTCAGCCTGTGCTCAGGCCACTTCGCGGCAGCGCATGCGCACCACGCCGCTGTCATCCACCAGCACGGCGCCCTGGCTCATCATGCTGTTCACGAAATGCGCCGCGCGGTCGCCATGCCAGGTCACGTCGGTGACGATCTCCTGCGCGGAGGCGTGGGCCACGCTGGTGCGGTGGTAGAAGTAGCAGAAGCGCAGCTCACCCACCTGGGTCAGCCCGCTGTGCGGAATCCAGGTGGCACCCAGCCAGCGTTTGGCCTGGCTGCCCTTCCACGGCAGGTCGTCCTCGCCCACAAAGGCGGAGTTGGCGAATTCGCTGATGGTGAGCAGCTCGCTCCACTGCTTCCAGCCGACGATGGCATAGCGCTGGCTGTCGTCGGGCACGTCGGCCTCGCCCATCATCTCGAAGGCCAGCAGGATCTTGGCGCGCGTCAGCCCGTCATTGTCCGTCTGGCCGGACTGGGTGCCGACGGCCTCCTGCGTGGCGCTGTCGAGCGCGGCGATGATCAGCTCATCCGTCTTGCGGCCCAGCGCATAGGCGCCGGCATTGGCCAGCACCTGCATCTCGTTGATGTTGGTCTTGAGGTCGTCGAGCTTGTCGATCCACTCGCCCGCATAATGGTCCTGCAGGAAGCACTCGACGGCGGAGTAGGTGAGGTTCATCACCGGCACCACGCCGTTGCGCGACTTGGACGTGGCGACGCCGCGGCCCACGCGCTGGAACACCGTGCTGGCGCCCTTCACGTTGGACTTGCTGCGCACGGTGGGGCGCAGCTTGCTGCCCTGGCGCTGGTAGGCCTCGTGCACCTCGGCCTCGAACTGCTTGATGAAGGCCTGGTCAATGGTCTGGGTCACAGGGTGTCTCCTGTCGGGAATGGCGGGAAGGGCGTGGCGCGTGTTGGCCTCGTGGGGCACGCGGTTGCGCCCGCGCCGCGCGCGTCCGCCGGGGTTCCGGGCACACGTTCTGCGCGGCGAAAGGGGTGCGCCCGCCGCGGCGCATGGGCGCACGGCGGGCGCGGGCTGCCCGCGCTCACCCTCTCAGAGGGAGCGGCGGGCGGCCAAGGGCGGGGCGGTGCCCGGGCGTTCAGGCCCGAGGGGGCGGCACACGGCCCCGCCGATCCAGCGTCTGATCGGCTTCGGTGAGATCACCGAAGCCGTGAATCAGCCGCTCAACTCCAGCGTCTGGTTGGCTTCGGTGAGATCACCGAAACCGTGAATCAGCCGCCGACCAGGCGGCGGAAGCCCTCGGAGACGCGCTTCACGATTTCCGGCTCGCGCGCGCGCCAGTAGCGCGGGTCGCGCATCATCCGGCGCAGCTCGCCCTCATCCTCGGCCGAGGGCACTTCGGCGTCGCGGGCCATCTGCGGTTCGCGGCCCTGCATCATGCGCTCCAGCGCCATGATGCCCTCCTCGGTGGTGGAGAGCGCCTCGAAGACCGGCGGTGGCAGGTTGGCGCGGCCCCAGGCGGAGAGCTGCGCGGCGACGCGGCGGAAACGCTCCGGCCCGCCATAGCGGGCGTGCAGTTTCTCGAGCTGGCGCTGCGCCTCGAACTGCTGCGCGGCCTCCGCGATCAGCGGCAGCAGGCGTTCGGCCGCCAGGTCATAGACCAGCTGCACCTGCGCGCGGGAGAAGCCGGCCTCGTAGAGACGGCGGTTCACCTCGATGTCGGGCGAGGTGAGTTCGTGCCGGATCTCGATCTCGTAGAGGTCCGGCGCATCCGGAATGTCATGCGCTTCGCGCCAGCGGCGGATGTCGTCCGGGTCCGCGTCGGGGCCGGGCGGCATGAGGCGTTGGGACAGGCGGCGCTCCAGCTCGCGGTAGCTTCTCAGCAGCGTGTCCACGCGCAGTTCGCCGCGCTCCGTGTCCCAGAACTTCTCGGGAATCTCGTCCGGGCGGGTCCTGGTGCCCGAGGCGGGGGTGCCCGAGGCGGGGGCATTGGCGGCGGGGGCCGCGATGGCGGCGTCCAGCAGGCTGTCTTGCATGGCGGGCTTCACTCCACGGGGGTCGGGACGAGGATTTCGGCGGGCGCGCCCAGGGTGCGGGCCAGCCAGCGCGCGGTGGCGGCGGCGTCCACCTGCTCACGCGCCTCATTGCCCATCTTCGAGACGGCCTCGAGGAAGAGCAGCGTGTTCGCCGCATCGGCGCGGCCCTGCACGCGGGCCAGCGGGCTTTCGTAGCGCAGCGCCACGCGGCCATTGTCCAGCAGCACGGGCGGCACCTCCCCGCGCCGGGCCAGGATGGACAGGCAGCGCGCCACCAGCGGCGTGAGCAGTTCCGACTGCAGGCGACCATAGGTGGCGCCGAGCAGGCGGGATGTCTCGGCGCTGCGTTCCAGCACCTCGGTCGCCGTCATGCGGGCGTCGCGCGGGTTGCCCAGGCGGTCCACCAGCAGCGCCTGGCGGATGCGTTGCCGCAGGTCGTTCAGCATGAGCTGCGACACGTCGAAATTGCCGGGTGCCGCCAGCGGCGTGAGGCCCGCGCTGCCTGGCGCGCGCGGGATGATGGCGCCGGGCACGAGCTGCACCGTCGCGGGGTTCAGAACCCCGTCATCCTCCGCCTGCCAGATGCCGGTGACGGCGATGGAGGCGTTCTTGAGGACCAGCTCCACCACGCGATTGGCGGTGCGGATGTCGGGCAGCGCCTTCACCACCGGGCCGCGGCCGTAGACTTCGCCCGGCGCCTTCAGCCAGCGGAAGGCGATATAGGGCGGATCACTGAAGCCGCCCTGGGCCAGCAGCGTGGCGTCGTTGCCCGTACCGGGGTCCAGCACGGCGGCATAGCGGTGGCCGAAGCGGTCGGGCCACACCGCCTCCACCACGCGCAGCGGCGGGTGGCCTTCGCCATCCTTGATGCGCTCCAGCGCGGGGGGCAGTTCCGCGAAGGGAAAGCGGCGGCGGATCTCGGCCAGTGTCAGCGCGCTTTCGCGATAGACGCGGTCGAGCCGGCCGGAGGGACCCTCCTCCAGCACCGCGTGGCGCACCGGCACGGCGGTGAAGCGCAGTGCGGAGGTCTCGCCGGGCGGCGCTTCCTCCACCAGCAGCACGCCGGTGCCGGTGATGACCAGGTCCAGGAAGGCCTGGTGCATCTCGACCGCGAAGTTGGAGCGATCCAGGTGCGATTGCAGCACGGTGGCCGTGCCTTCCAGCGCATAAGCCGCCGCCTGGCCGCCGGGCGTCTCGGCCATATCGCGCGCGGGGGCGAGGCCGAACCAGCGCGACCAGGGCGGTGTCAGCTCCGCCAGCAGCGAGGCCGCGAGCTGTTCCGCCGCATCGGCGGCGGTGGCGTCATACAGGGCGGTGGCCTCATGCGGCTTGGGCAGCACATGGGCGTAGGCATCGGTCCAGATGGCTTCGAGGGTGCGGCGCTGGTTCAGCGCCTCGCGCTGGCGGTCGAGGATGTCGCGGGGGGTCATGGCCATCACTCGCCCAACAGGGATTTGCGCGTGACCGCGAGCGGCAGCGGCGCCAACACCCCGCGGGGGGAGGTGGCGATGGTGCCCGACAGGCCTTGCCGCGCGCGCTGCCGTGCCTCGATGCGCGCCTGCTCGGCCGTGGCATCGGCGATGGCGGGGCTGACCGGCTCGGGGGCGGGCGGCGGCGTGGGCGCGGGCACCACGATGGGCCTTGGGGCACGGAACAAGCCTCCCATGCGCGCGGTTCTCCTGTCGGTCTGGGTTGGGAACCTCCTGGCCGCCCGCGCGAAAAAAGACGGCGGGCCATCCGGGGGGGGGGATGGCCCGCCGCAAGGCGGGGGAGGAGGGAGGGATGCCCGCGGACGCAATTCGCCCGTTGGCCTGAACTCTTTAGCGGGCTGACATGCCGCTCGTCAAGTATTTTTTCCTATTTTGGTCGCGAGCGGACAGCGCGCGATACAACCCGTAGGGGGTCCAGGCGAAGGGGGCGTGCGGCCCCAGTACGGCCCGGCAGACCGAGACGCAGTTCAACGGCAAGACCCCGCGCGTGGGGCCGAGCGTGGTTTCGTCGAGCGGAAACGGCCCCACCGGAACCATTCCCGCGCGACGGTAGAAAGCTGGCGCGTCAAAGCCGGACGGCACGTCGAGGCGCGCCACCAGCAGCCGTCCGGTCAGCGCTTCCAGCACCATCCATCCCCGCGCATCCTCGATGGCAGCGAAGCAGTGTCGGAAGCCTGGGCGCAGCCAGCGTTGCCAGGCGTGGTCGGCGCGGCCGGCGAAGATGATCCAGGCGTGCTGCTGGGCGTGGCGCCGATGCGCGGGCTTCACGGGCGCAGGGGCGCGAAGGGCAGCACCTCCGCCTCCTCTTCCATGCGGGGCGTTCCAGCCACGATGCCCTTGACACGAAGCGGGAATTCCAGGCGCGACAGGGCTTCCCGCCACAGCCGCGCATCGCCGCGCTCATTGGCGTGCCGGGAGCTCGGGGGCATGCCGCGCTCGCCCCAGATGCGGAGGATGCGCGCGTGGCAAAGCTCGATGCGTCGTTGGCGATAGAGCCGGTCCAGGCATTTCACCACGTCGTCAGGGTCGCAGGGCCGCAGCGCCGCGCCCTTGCCGGCGCTGATGCGCGCGCCGTCGCGCCGGGCGGTCAGGGCGGCCATGGTCCAGAACCAGGCCTCCTCCGCGGAGCGGAAAGGCTCGGCCTTGGCGAGGCTGGCGAAGACGGGCGAATGCCCGGGGCGGGGGGATGCGGACAT